CCGATTAATCCATTAAGTGCTGCTTTACTTTCTTCATCGTATAAAGCCATTGTTGTTTCTCTTTCTAATGCAGCCATTGCAATGTTATGTGCTCTATCTTTATTATTTTCAGATGCTGTATTAACCCATGATGCCTCATCTCTCCACTGTTGCCATAATGATGATAGTGCAAAGTTAGATATCTGTAATAAGTTTTGTGCATCTGTTTGATTAGCTGCGTTAATAGCTGCAGTGTTTGCAGTATTAAGTTGTCTTCTCCAAGTTACATTTGATTGGTCAATAACTCTTTGATTTTCTACATTGAATCTTTGTCTTTGGTCTTCTAACTGTGAGTTAAATTGATTGATAGCTGCTTCTCTTTGTGCATCTGCTTCATCTACTGCTATTTGATTTTGTGCATTTTGTGCAGATATTTTATTGGTCTCTGCAATAGCATATTGATTCATGGCATCTGTTCTTTGAGCATTAGCTGTTCTAACAGAAGTATTTAAATTAGAAAAGAATTGGTCAGTCTGTGCTTGACTCTGAGAATTAAACTGCGATGCTGCATTTTGTGCAGCTTGGTCTGAGAATAAAGATTGTTGTCTTATTTGTAAATTAGCTAAACTTGTTTGTTGACTATTATTTAAGTTTGCCATATCCATTTGTAGATAAGCATTAGCATTTGTTAATGCAGCTTGTTGTCTATTATTTAAGTTTGCAAATATTGCATCTTTATATAATGCTGCGTCTTGTTGTGCAATTGGAATAGAAGCTGATATAATCCCTTGTGCTAAAGCTTCTGCTGCAATACTAGAAGCACCTAGTCCTCTTTGTTGCATTGCTGAGTCTACTAATCTTTTGGCCCCTTGTGCAAATGCAGGTAAAGCTGTACCTTGATTAACTGCGTCTGTAATTGATTGTGATATGTTAGCTAATTGTCCTTGTACAGTAGCTTCTGGTGGTAAAGCAGTTATATCTTCTTGTGCTGCTACCATTGGTTGTGTTACTGTACCTTGTGCTGCTGTACCTTGTGGAAGTTGTCCGGCAGTAGTTGTTGCAGTATAATCATAAGTATTAGCTGCAGGAACTGGAGCCTGTGAAACTTGTGTAGCACTAGGAACTGTTGCACCCTGTATCATAGGAGCAGGTGTAGCTGTGGGAGTAGTTGCTGCTACTGTTCCTTGAAGTCCGGGTGTTGTTTGTAATTGATTAGGTGTTACGGTTTGTAACGCAAGATTAGGTAGAACTCTTCCACCTTCTGGGAGTGTAGGTTGTCTAACTGCAGCACCGACTTGTGCTTGTGCAAATTGTGATGGGTCAGTTAGTGTATTTTCTGTTGATGGTTGTTGTTGTTGCTGAATAGGATTTTGTTCGAGAACATTAGTATCCATAAATTGCTTATAAGAATCCTCATCACCAAACTGCTGTTTTTGTTGTTCAGTTAAATCTGCAAATGATTTATACGTTGCCATTAATTATTACTCCCTTTAATTAAATATGCTTCCATCCATACTATTTTTTCTTTTATAATAGCTATATCTTGTTGCATTTGTGCGACTGCATCTGCTTTCTTTTCTACAGCCTCTAATCTTTCAGACCACATACCCCATGTCATAGCAAGACTTGCTATTAACACTAAATAGGGTAGTATTGTTTTTATTTCTATTTTCATTATTTCATACCTGCTAGTGGATTAGCTAAAGTTTTCTGTATAGTATCTGCTACCTTTTCTTCTAACTCAGCCATGTCTTCTTCAATCTCTTTGACAAGTTCTTTTATTTCTTTTTCGTTAGTTCTAGAGTCTTCTTTAACTCTGGTCTCGACATCTTCTACGATAGTCTCAATTCTGCGGACATCCCCTTTAAGGTCGTTCTTCAATTCTTTTGCAACATCAGCCACTAGGTTTACTTCATCTAATATCATTGTTAGTTCCCCTTGTAGCATAGTTACCTCTTGTTGTATTAGTTCTATTCTTTTATCATAGTCAGAGAGGTCAGGGCTTACAAAAGAATTAATCTTTTTTTCCATTGTGATGTATCGCTGATACACTTCAAAACCTCCCCATAGGCCACCAATAAGTGTACCTATAAGAGGTAGAATAAGTAGTAGCTTTGAGCCACCTACCTTAATCCCTTTATATTCGATTTCTGCCATTTATCTCCTATCTATTATATTGACTATCTACTATCTGATTAAATGTATTATCACTATCTATTGTCATAAAATAGTTAGCAATATTATTATCTGATATTGTTGTGTCAGGTAATTCTACATCTGTAAAGAAACCTTGTATTTCAGATAACTGTGTATCTACAAAAAAACTTTTACTGTTTGCTAATACTTGCATAACTATCAAAGTTTTTATTTGATTAGTTGTTTCGTACCTGCCTTTATCACCCATTTTCTTAACAATCTTTGTAGCAGCTTTTTGTTTTTGTTCTTGCTTTGTTTCTTGTTTAGGTTCTTCTGCAGTCTCTTCTACTTCTTCTACAGGTTCTTCAGCAGGTTCTTGTTTTTCTTCCTGTTGTACAGTTTCTTGCTCATCACTACTTTCATCTTCCACAGGGGATTCTTCAGTAGCTTCGCTATCGGATTCTGTTTTTTCTGTTTCATCTGGTCCACTATCCATATCATTTTCCACAACAGGTTCTTCGTTTGTAGGTTCCTGTGTATCCATAGTCGGTTCTTCTGTTTCAGGTTCAACATTAACTTCTACCTCTGGCATTTCCATTTCCATTTCTAAACTTGCCATTTCCATTTCCATAGACATTTCTGTGTCCATTTCTACAGGCATATCAAATTCAGGCATTTCCATTTCCATACCAAAATCTGCTTCAAATTCTATTTCTACCTCTACAGATTCATAAGAAAAATCTTCTACAGGTTCATCCATAGGTTCTAATGTAAAAACAGGGGCATCTTGTACAGGTTCATTAAACTCAAAAATAGTTTCTACTACATCTATTATTTCTGTAGATACATCTGTGTTTAATGCTACAAACATTTCTACTGTAGTTATTTCTTGAGTAACTATTGTATTGACAACATTATATAATACGTTTATACTAACATCATCAAACAGTGGACCTATTGCAAGATTAATATCTCTTCCACCTACTTCTACAATTAAAGTATTTAGACTTCCTGCAAAATCAAAGTTACCTGTGTATTGTTGATATCCACTAGTAACACCTGTTTCAGATAATATATCTGTACCACTAAAAACGGAAGTATTGCCATTACGACCTGTAATGTGCATGTAGATTCTATCTTGCGAATCTTGTTTATCTACCGCAATAGTATACACTACTTGGCCACCTTTGTCAATAGTTAAATCACTTATATCTATTGTTTGTATAAAGGTTGTGCCCATTCCTGTGACACCCATGGTAGAAGTATTATTGCCACTACCTGTAATCTGTGCACATTTATCTGTACCTAGTCCGTAACAAGAGGAACCACTGGGCATACTTGCAGGTCCTTGTCCTCCCCAATCTGTGTCCATATCTCCCTCTTTTGAAGATAACACATATCCGTTACTTCCATCCAGTATGTTCCCTGAATCTTCATTAGAAATGGTGGTAGTAGTAATATCAGAAGTAGTGGTAGTAATAGTGGTAATGCCCGTTCCATCTTGCTCGGTTTCTTCCGTGATGGACTCAACGATTACTTCCTCAGTACCTGGAGTACATAAACCTATTGTGGTGTTTGTACAATCTGCTTTTAAACTAGAGTAACAAAAGCAAAGCCAAACCACCAAGACTAAATACTTTAATTTGGTCATTTCTTTCTTTGTGTACCCCTTGATTTAATTCATTAAGCAGTGCTTGTTTTTCTTCTTCAATCTTTTTTTGTTCTTGTAGTTCTGCTTTATAAAGTTCTTGTGCAGCTCTTTCTTGTTCTGCTTCTACTTGTTCTATAGATAAAAATACTTTACTACCTGCAGGAACTAGGTGTCTATTCTCTTGCCACCCCTTCTTTGCGTCTTCGCCAATAGCCCCCATGAACGGGCAATAAGTCGCAGACATCCACATTGCGTCAAAAATACGATAGTCTGCACATAAGGTACTGACCGCAGCCACTCGCATATTCATGCTATAAAGTGACCTTGCTAATTTAATCATTTCGCAATTTGCGTCTTTAATAGTTACCCCTGAACTAATACCTAATACTTGGGTTTGAATTGCTCCGCTATAGGCACTGGTACATACATCACTATTATTCACCACCACGGATGGGCTATTTGCTGTAGGCGGTGTATTATTTGTAACTACAGTTGATGACACTGTATTTGTTTCAGCCGAAAAAATTTTTTGAGATGCTCCTAAAAATAGCACTGCTACATAAACAATAATTAAAAACCATAATTTATCTGTGTATTTTGTCATTGAATCCTTAAAGGTTTCATCTTACGAATCATTGCTTTATTTTTTTCTTTCTTTCTTTTTTCAAACATATCTGCAGCAGTCATTCTACCTGCAGTAGGTTGAGCAGATACATCTGTTCTTCTATTACCTGCCATAGGTTTAGATGTCTGTTTTGCTTCTACCATTGGACCACGAATAGGTTTCATACGTTTTTTCATAGGTGCAGTAGTCTTGGCCACTGTCTTAGGTTTCTCAGGGGCAGGTTGAGGTTTTGTAAGTTGTTTAAGTTTAGCTTGTTTGATTGCCTCTTCCTGTTGTTTCTTTTTTGGTAGTCTTTGCGTTTTAGGTTTTTCACTAGCCATTAGCAATTACCACCACATTCACCGCCACAATATTCACACATGTTGTTGTCCTCCTATGGTTTTGTCGGAAATACCACATCATCAGGGTCAGATTGTGATGCAGGTAAGTCTCTTAATTGTTGTCTATATGTCTTCCAAGCTGAATCATTAGATAGTGTAACATCTCTTGCTTGAGTCCAATCTGTTTCAGCTAGTAATTTATTTCTTTCAAATCTAATTTCAGCCCATTTTTGTGTATCTGTTCTTAAATCTTCCTCTGTGGCAGGTACATAAGAACTTCCATTCCATGTATCGCCAATATTTCCAGTGTGATTACTTGCTAATACTTGACCTGTGCCTATAGCAAAAGAAGGAACATTATTAATATCATCTACTATTAAGATGTTTTCTACTATGTTAGTTGTTGAATTTAAAATACATACTTTACTCATTTTATGCGAACTCCGATATTAATACTAATCCGTCACCACCTGCTCCACCACTTATGTTACTACCTGTAGCATTTGCAGAAAATGCTCCATTTCCTCCACAGCCTCTTGTACCTGCAGTACCTGCTGAATTAGCACCACTACTTAATGTTGATATAGAGGCATGTTGAAAATAACTAGCACCACCAGTGGCTTGTGTTTTATTTGTGGTTGTGTCGTTATCACCTTCATTTCTAGCATGACCCGGAGCACCACTAATTCCTGTTAGCCCTCCACTAAAACCGCCACCACTTCCAGAAGCACCTCTTCGTGTAGAGTTTCCGTTTACACCTTTTCCTCCACCGCCTCCGTTTGCTGTAATAGTTCCTCCAGTTCCTGCAGGATTAACAGTAGTGTTTCCGCCAGAACTTCCTGCACTTGTGCCACTACCACCTGCACCACCTGAACCAATACTTATTGCAGCATCATTTCCTAATTCTGTTGCATTGTAGGTAACGATACATGTGCCTCCACCGCCACCTGCTCCACCACCTGCACTTTCTCCATTAGGATTCACTCCACCGCCTCCGCCACCGCCTCCAGTTGCGTAAACAGTTACAAATTTAGTTCCTGATGTAGGTGTGTATGTACTAGTTGAAGTGACAAGAACTGATTTTACTAGGGTGACACCTCCTGTAATAGAAGTATGTTCTGTTCCTGCTAAATCTAAAACATCACAGTGTAATGTACCATCAAAATATCCGTCTTTAAATTCTTTAGATGAAGAACCTATATCAACATCATTATCAGTAGTAGGTTCTATAACACCATCTTTAATACTAAACTGGTCAGTGCCACCTATCTTAACATCTATTTGGTCATCTGTATCTGCTGTAATACTTGTGTCACCATCGACATCTAAGATTAACTCATCTCCATTGATGTCTCTGTTCATTGGTCCACCGACTGCACCAGATATTTCTACAATAAAGATTGATGCTCCACTTGCAGGTGCTGTGGTAAATGTAATCTGTGTTCCGCCTGAAGCTAGTGTATAGTCTGTTCCAGGTTTTTGTACAACACCATCATGAGATACTAATAACTGTGCTGCAGAGCCAACTTGTGTTCCTAAACTAAATGTTGTGTTAGAACCATTGTAAGTATTACCGCTAGTATCTAAAACACTAAAGGTTCCATTTTTAATTGATTGTCCTATGTATGCCATACTTACTCCTTGGTATATTTATCCTTTACTGCTTTTATTGTGGTTTTCCATCCATCTATTCCATTGTGATATATATCATCTAATTGGTCTTCGACACTAGGGTATTCTGCTCTACGTTTAGATTTGTAGCTGTCATTTTCTAAATCCCATGCATCTTGTAATGCTTTTAATCCATCAGTGCATTCTTTTTCTGTGGGCTTAGAGCCACCATCATGCACTATGAGATTTGCATATATTTTATTTTTAGAATCCGACCAACCAAACCATTGTCCTGTTCTTACTGTTGTTAAATAATCTTCAATATGTGTTGGTCTCATTTTATGTATCTCCTAATCTAATCAAAACTGCGTAAGTTTGATTTGTATTACTATTACCAATAACTCTATTGCTACCTGCGTTTCCTGTAACAGCAAATCTTACTTTATGAGTAGAAGTGCTTGTTACATCAAAAATAGACTCTGCAACTGCTGTCATTGTTCCATTTGAAGGTGAGCTAAATAACATAGTCGTACCGTTTGAAGTATCATTATAACTTGAATTATCTGTGGTGTGTTGAATTTTAGCATTAATTTCATTGTCAGCTCCATCACCATTTTCATCAAAAGTTACATAAAGTCTTATGTTATAAATTCCGGTGCTTGGAAAAGTAAAAATGCCTGAGCTTTCAGTCATACCTGTTCCAAGTTGCCCAAATCCATATGTGTCTACTCTCTCCCAATTTGAAGATATTGGTTCAGAACTTCCATCAAATGAAGTGGTGAGTCTCCAAGAATCTCCCATAGTAACTCCAACACCTGATGTTTTAGCTACAGTGACTGCACTGTCTGCTATACCACCTGTTGCTATTTGTGATTTACTCATCTATCCTCCTATTCTTCTAATGCTGCTATTCTAGCTTCTAATTCTTGAATTGTTTTTACTAATAATGGCACAAGTTTTGATTGGTCGATGCCTTGATAACTAGGATTGCCTTCCTCATCTACTCCATCTTTTTCACCTGTAATTGCTTCTGGAACAATGCTTGAAACTTCATGTGCCAAGAAACCATCAACAGTTGTATTTGCGTCTGCTTTAAAATTAAATCTTGCAGGTTTAAGTTGTTTTAATCTTGATGTTGCATCAAATGAATAAGTAACATTTTCTTTTAATCTGTAATCAGAGGAGGTGTTATAAGATGTATTTGAACCGCTTGTATCAATAGAACCTACAATTCCATTTGGATTATGAAATTTAAGATTCGACCAAGAGCCAGTTTGTGTATTAGACAAGAAAAGATTTCCATTATCACCATCTAATCTACAACCCATAGTTGCACCATTACTAGCAAAAGTTCCTGCGAGTATTTGTTTACTATTGTTAATAGTTACTTTATCTGAACCGCCTATTTTAAAATCAATTTGGTCGTCTGTATCGACAGTTATAGAGGTATCTCCATCTGCGTCTAATACTAACTCTTCACCATTTAAATCAAAATTTACTAATCCTACTTTACTAAGTGCCATGTTTACTCCTTAACAATGTAAACTACATGGTACAATGTAGCTTCCATCTGAATATGTTTCTATTTTTGTTGTTGATAATACTTTGGCAACAGTTGATGCTCTGATAATATCATCAGCTTGTACTTTACCTGTGCCATCTCCATTAGATTGAATTAAATCGCCTTTGTTTAATGTAGTCACACTAGAGTTTAATCTCACAACAAATGTACCTGTTTGTGCAACAAACATATCATTAACGGCATCTTCGTCTTCATCCCAAGCAATGAACACACCATATACTGCTTTTGATTCAGCAGAGTCAGATATTTTACATTTTGCGTGTTTAATATCTCCTTCTTTTTCAATAACTCCTGTATAATCTACACCATTAGATGTAAATGTAATACTGTCTCCTACACTTTTGCTACCTAAAGCAATAGACTCTTTGACTTTATGAGCATGAGTTACATTACCCTCTGCATCTGTGTATTCAGCAACGTCTGCAACTGCTTGATACCAATCCATCATTTCGTCTAATGATTCTAAAATAGTTCCTTTTAAAATTGTTGGTTTAGAATTATCAGCGAGTCTTGACCAGTGAGTTCCTGTAAATCCATTAAATGAAACTGTTGAGCCAGATACAGAAACAGAACCCTCTGATGTTCCATCTTGTCTAAATGATATTAAGTCACCATCGTTACCTATTCTATTTGTTAAAAATGGTAAGTTATTAGTTCTAGCAACAGTTAATGCTCCATTAGAACCTTCCAATTCAATTCCTTGTATACTTGAACCTGATGATGTTTTTCCATGTAATAAATTACCACCTGAGCCTATTCTCATAGCTTCTGAAACAGAATTTGCACCATCAGCAGTCACTAAAAATCTTAATCTTCCTGCGGTATCATTTGCTCCAGGTGCTGCATCAATATCACATCTTATACCTGCAACAGTAGATTCGTAATCAGTGCCATCATCTGCAACAAATCTAATCATGCCTACGTTGTCAGCATTTTGAACCACAGTGGTACCACCAATACTTGAATCTCTTGATTGTCCTAAAATTAATTCAGAGGAACCGCCACTAGAATTAAATCTCATTATCGATAGTGAAGCAGTCTCAGCAGTTGTCCCTGTAATTTGTAATGCTGATTGTTTTCCTGCTGTAGTTATCGAACCTGTGTGTCCTTTTATAATTCTACCTGAACTGTCTATTCTCACTCTATCAGTTCCGCCTGTTTTAAAATCTATCTGGTCATCAGTATCGGCACTTATTGTAGTGTCACCATCTGCGTCTAAAACTAATTTATCTGAACCACCATTTAAATCTACTAATGCACCTTCAGGTAAATCTATTGTGCCTACAGCCTTTGCTTGATGAACTACATAAATATTATTTGTACCAGAGGGAGGTGCTCCAGTAAAACTCAATGTAGTGCCACTCAAGGTGTATGCTGAGTTTGGGTCTTGACGCACATTTTCTACAAAGACTTCTATGTCAAGTGTAGAACTTGGTGCAATGTCTAACGTAAAGTCAGTGGTGCTTCCATCACCATTAAACCTTTTACCTGACAAAGACTGAAACTGATTATTTGTATCTATAGGTGTACCAACGTATGCCATTCTAGGTTATCTCCATAATTGATAAAGCTATATCT